TAATAAAGATTTGCTGCACTAGCTAATATAATCTTTTTTTCTATATTATTATAAACTTTATCAAACGTTTTCTTCTTAATCTCATCTCGTTTTAACTGTTCTTTGATTAAATCGTTTGCATTAACCATATTGTTATAACTTGTACAAGATTTTTTATTATCTAATTTTATTTAATGTTTAAAAAATATGAACATATAATATTTATAATATCATTATTTATTGGAGCAATATTTATTTATAATATGTCCGGTATTGATTTTAATACTATTAAATTATATAATAATTATCATAGTCAAAAATGTAGAAATATAATTAATAATAAAAAATTAAAACAAAAAATAATATTAGACAAACAAGTAATAGATGATGAAATGTTAGTAAATGACGAAATGTTAGTAAATGACGAAATGTTAGTAAATGACGAAATGTTAGTAAATGATGAAATAAATAAGTCAGATGAAGAATATAGTAATAAATTATATCAAGAAATAGAAAATGATAAACTTAAAATTAATACTTTAAAAGATAATCTAACTAATAAACTTTTATCAGAAACTGATTCATATAAATCTACAATATTAAAACAAAACAAAAAAATATCTTATATGAAGATTACAAACTATTCTCATTATAAAAGTGACAAAAAGTATAGAATATGTTTTGGTAGTTGTAATGTTAACCCAAAAAATACAAGAATTTGGCAAAATATTGCTAGTTATCAACCCGATCTATGGATGTTTTTAGGAGATAGCTATTATAATGATATAGATATCGATAAAAAAAAATATGTTAAAAATAGTAATGAACTACTAGTAAATCACTTAAAAATACTTGATAAAATGAAATATAATCCTTCGTTTCAGAACTTTTTAACAGTTCATAAATATTTTGCTATTTGGGACGACCATGATTATTATCAAAATAATGATGATTTTGAGGTAAATGACCAAATTAAATTATTATTTAGACATTCATTTTTAAAATTCTTTAATGTTCCTAAAAATGATGTTAGATATCACAGAGAAGGTATTTATACTTATTATGATTTAATTATCGAAAATAAACATATCATTAGATTCTTTCTTCTAGATACAAGAACTACTAAAAATAATCTTGATATATTAGGAAAAGACCAATGGAATTGGTTTGAAAAAAATATTAAAAACTCAACTGCTCATATTAATTTAATAATATCAGGTACAGCTTTTATGGCAGATTCTAATTCAAAAAATAATTTTGAATCCTGGGAAAACACAGGATGGTCATATAAAAAATTAGAAGAATTATTAAATACACATAATTTAAAAAATGTTATTCTTATATCTGGTGATATTCATTTGGGTAGAACAAGAGTTAGAAATCATTTAATAGAATTTACTTCTAGTTCTTTAACAAGTCGTCCATCCAATTTAAATATAAAATCTGATATGGGAGACCCAGTTACTAAAAATAATTTTGGATTTATCGATATTGATTACTCAAATATAAATACTCCCAAGTATACAGGTGGTTTAATAAATTTAGAAAATGGAAATTACTCTAATTTAATACAATTTGAAACTATTTAATAATTACTATTCATAAGAAAGAAAAATGTAATTGATATAATAATTTTTTTTATAGGACTATCCATATCTAATATATTGTTATAATGTTTGTTAATATATAAATATACACCATGGGATTTATATCCTACAAATAATCCTACTAATGCACCAAATATTGTTTGTTCTATAGTATGACACTTTTCAATATAGACTCTCGAATACATCATTATTGGGACAAATAAAGATAGTAATACTATCGATATCTTATCTTTCGACTTTAAACTTTTAAATTTACCATCGCTTGATTTATTATATAATAAATCTTTTATTAAAAACCCTGTTTGTAATCCAGCAAACTGAGAATGTCCACTTGGAAAACCAAAACTTTTCGCAGGTTCATTTGGACAATTAGTAAAATATCCACAATCAGAAGCACCTACTGGTCTACTTCCTTGTCCTAAAATTGGTATACTATTGTTATTATTAGCAAATACAGGTACTGATATCACATGCTTTAAAAAATTATTCAAATATGAATTACAAATAATTATTATTGATAAGAATAATTGTGATCTTGATCCATATATTATTCCTATAAATAAATTAATATATACCATTATTAATTCAGAAGCTTTTATAAATTGGAAAAAAAGATCAATATTAAAATAATGTGGTATTATTTTCATTATATTATAAACTATATTTTAATTATTATAATTTATATATGTTGTCTAAATCATTTAAGTAAAAATATCATTTATGTATAATGATTGATACTATATGTCTCAGTGGCGGGGGTGTTAAAGGTATTTCATACATTAGTGCATTATCATTTTTAGAAAAAGAAAACTATATTAATTTTAATAATATTTTAAACTTAGTAGGTACGTCATCTGGTTCAATTATTTGTTTCTTCTTAAGTATCGGTTATACATTAAAAGAACTTGAAGACTTTGTATTACAATTTGATTTTAAAAAATTAGAACCAGATGTTAATTGTAATATTTTTTTGTCAGAATACGGTATTGATGATGGTATAAAAATTATGACAACCATTAAAACATTTTTAATTGAAAAATTAGATAGAGTAGATATAACCTTTAAAGAATTATATAAATTAAAAAATAAAAATTTACAAATATTTACTACTAATTTTACACTTGCAAGAAGTGAAATATTTTCTTATGAAACAACACCAGATGTTTCTATTTTATTAGCTATACGAATGTCTATTTGTGTACCATTTTTGTTCACACCGGTTCAATATAATAATTGTTATTATGTAGATGGAGGTATCACATATAACTTTGGATTAAATTATTGTAATAATTCTTCAACAATTGGTCTTGCTATTACAAATAAAAAAATAAATGATTTAGATTCATTTCATTCATATTTTACTGGATTATGTAGTATTGCATTAGATTCAATTAGTTTAAATTCGATATATCAAGAAGAAAAATATTTTAAATATAATTATATTGAAATAAATTGTCAGTTAAAAGAAGGTTTAGAATTTGGAATTACTACAGATTGTGTACAACAATTATTAAATGAAGGTAAAGATTTTTCAGAAAAATATTATAGAAATTTTATTTCAAAAATAGTTATAGATGATATTATAGATAAGATTATTTGTATAGATTAATCTATATATCTTAAAGAAGATAAATCTATATATCTTAAAAAAGATAAATCTATAGAAAATATTTGTTCATCACCGTAAAATTTTTATAGAATGTAAAGTAATATGCCCCAAATAGTTAAATTAAATGATTTCTCAAGTAGTGATACTGTCGAAAATAAATATGGTAAATTTGAGAAAGTTAATTTTAAAAAATTAATTAAATTAGAAAATATTAATAAAAATGGATTTATACAATTAGAATATGATATTAATAATAACCCTTATCTTGAATTAAACTCTAATCAAAATAAATTAGTATTAACTAGTAAAAATATAACTACAGATAGTGCTGATTTTCAATCAATTACACTTAAAAATAATAACTTAGAAGATACAATTAAAGGATTAAATACAAAAATTAATTATCTTGAATCTAGAATAACAGATTTGGAAAATAAACAAAAGGTTATAGAAAAAACAATAGATGAAGATCCATCAACTGAATTATATCTAATCGAATTTGATAATGCAACTATTGGAATATTTGGTATGTTTAAATTAAATGATGATAAAAAATATTTATATATTTGTTATAATGTTGATAAAAATATTTCTTATTGGAAATTAATTCAAACAGTTACTATTTAAAGTTTTAAATAATATAACTACTTTGGTTTTGGATATAAATTTGATAAATCTGAACTTAAATTATTATATTCTTTCATTTTCTCGGCTACATCTCTTTCATCAAACACTATCTTTGGTTGTAACATAAAAGCTCTATCTAAACTTGAATAATTATTTGTTTGAATACTATCTTCCGAATATAACAAGTCATAACTTGTTATTGATAAACATTCGTTTCCTACAAGTTGGCCATTATATTCTGATATTGATTGATTACCATCTGTCATTATTATTTGCTGATTTTTATTATATATTTTAAAATCATTAAATTTATTATTAAATTTATTCTCAAAATCTGTGGTATCTGTAATTCTTTCTCCAGATACTTCAATTGCTTTATCTAACTCATTCTTTTTCCTCTCATATCTTGATAATGTTGATTCTTCATCCCAATTATTATTTAATCCATGTTTAAGATTCATTTGATCTGCTTTTTCATGATACAGTTGCTTTGCTTCTGATGGCATTGACGGAAAATGCATTTTCAATTGAGATGTTGAATTTTCAAAATTGGTTTTTAAATTATCATGACTTATACCATCTTCGCCAAATGATTTTAACCAACTATCATATTTTTCTCTAGTTTCATTATTTGTTAAAATTTGATTAGCTAAAGTTAAATGATTATAAATATCTTCATCTATCACATTATTTTTATCTGGATGAAATTTAATTATTAATTTTCTATATGATTTTTTAATTTTTTTCTCAGGTGCATCCGATGCAACATTTAGCAATTCATATAAATTAAATTTCAATTGATCAAAATTAATTTCAACCATATGTTTTGACATTATATATTAATATATAAAACTCTTTAACTTAAAACGATATAAATTTTAAAATCTATTTTCTAAATTTTAAAATCTATTATTTTATAATGATTAGTTTACAAGAAAAAATTAAAGCTTCTATATATCTATTATCATACTTTGAAACTCTTGGTTTTTATAATGGTAATTGGGAATTTAATTATGGTATAAATACAATTAATACAAAAGAACAAGCATCAGAAGTATGGCTACATATAGTTCATGATTATTTTGCAAAAGGAGGATTTACTAATATCGATTTAACTGGATTTTTATCTAGTGATGATACTATTATGACTATCGCTACTGGAATAGCATGTTTACGTGGAGTATCAACAAGTACAAATGAAAAACATTATATAGATGAATATATTAGAATATTAGATAATTTAAAAAAACCAGTTCGCCAAAGTGGCATTAACACATTAAATACATTAGAATTAATAAAGAGATTACAATCAATTGATAAATTAGAATCAAAAGAAAATATGGGCGGTAACGGAGCAACAATGAGAACATCAATAATCGGATTAATTTATTATAAGGAAAAAGATCAAGATTTATTAATAGAAAATTCAATTATAGCAAGCAGAGTTACACATAACTATAGTTTAGGTTACTTGGGTGGATTAGTTACTGCTTTATTTACAAGTTATGCTATAAGAGATATACCCGTATGGGAATGGTCTACATATTTGATAAAATTATATGAAAAAGGTATCATTGATAATTATATGAAAAAAACAACTATTAATGACGAATATATTAAAAATAAAGATCAGTTTTTTGATAAATGGTATCAATATAATGAAGAAAAAATAGAAAAATTTAAATATAAAACTTCTGATTTTATTCATTATGATAATAGGATTGATTCGTTAGATGATTATAACGATTATAAAGGCAAAGGAAGCAAAAATAATTATACACGATTTGGTGGATCAGGCGTTAGCTGTCTAATAGTTGCATATGATTCATTATTAAGTAGTTTTAGTTCAAATAAAATACCTTTTAATCTAAAAGATAATTCATTAAAAATAAGTTTAGATAGTCTAATATTTTTCTCATGTTTACATTTTGGTGATAACGATACTACAGGAGCTATAGCAGGCGCATGGTATGGTGCAATGTATGGATTTAAAAACTTTGATCAAGAAAAATTAAAACCACTCGAATTTAAAGAACAATTAAATAAAATTACAACTGAAGTTATTAAATCAATTTCATCAAAAAAGTAATATACTAATATCTTAAAGTAATTTTTGTAATTGTTCTTCTAATCCGTCAACTGTACGCTCTCCTTCATAGTTTATTTTTTCTTGACCTTTTTTAAAGATAACAGAAGGATATCCTTGTACACTATATTCCTCGCATATATTTTTATTAACATCATCATCACACTTTACATCTATTACCTCAACATTTGTAGTATCTTTATGTTTTTTTTGAAATTCATCAAATATTTTTTGGAAATTAACAGAATATCCACACCATTTAGTATTAAAATTATATACCTTTATTTTTGATTCTTCAATAGAAAAGTCTTCTTTTCTACATTTAGTACAATATATAAAATATACAATCACTAAAAGTATTATACTCCATGTTGCAAGACTTAAACCAAAATATTTTTGATCTAACATATAATAAATGTTATATTAAATATAATTTCTTAAATTATATCTTAAACTATTTTAAATTTATATTTAAAAATTATATTTAAAAATTATATTTAAAATTTATATTTAAAATTTATATTTAAAAATTATATTTAAAAATTATATTTAAAAATTATATTTTCTATTCCATGATATATATGGCTAGCCCACAATCTAAATATGCTAGATACGACAAGTTCGTACCCGTCTTAACAAATGGTACCTTAAATGTTACCACCTTCCCAGCTCTTCCCCTCTTCTTACATCAACTTGAAGAAAATTCTCAAAAAGCTATTAGCGCCGGACAACCTGTCGCAAGTGTTCTTTTCCGCGCAGATACTTATTATCCTGTTGCTGATAAAAAATATGTAGCAACAACAGCTGCTGGAGCAAGTGCCCCTGTTTATGCCAGTGTAGAAACATATGCTCCTGAATTCTCCGTATTAGCCGGAAATGTTAATACTGCACTTGTTGATATTACTGATGCTGCCCAAGTAAGAGAAGCAACTAAATTAGCTGGTGAAAACCCATGGTTCAAAAATTTACTTGATACTTTATATACCCAAGCATCTGCTTCTTATACCAGAACACGTAACACTAAAACTGCTTCTGAGTTTATCAATGCCCTTAACCTCAGTGAAGCAAGTAAAATAAACAGTAAACTTTTTGCCGATGTCAAAAACTCTTCCGGTGTCAGCCGCACAACAGCTGATGTCCAACGTGGTATGGTTGCTAATACTTCTTCTCCTCTTGTTCCTACTGATGATTACCGCACAACACCCTACCCTTTCAAGATTGACAAATATATATTAACTTTCATGTTAGATGCTGCAGTTGCAGCTGCAACTACTACAGGAAGTCCTTCTGCATTTTTTAACTCACCAGCATCTTTCACTGACGAAAAATTCTTTTTCAGAAAACCCAATGAACCAACTAAATTATTCAGAAAAGATGCTAACGGTGTTGTTACTGAAGTTCAACAAGACAGTGTTGCTTACAAAGAACAATTACAAGGCGCAAACTGTTACAATCTAGGATTCGTTGGCGATGGCGGGACTAACAAATGTGAAGACTTAGTAAAAAAGTGTTTAGGTGGTCAAGATGTATCTGCTTGTAAAGAATTTATGTCCGACAAAGATTGGTGGAATGAAAACAGCAAAGTTGATGATTTATTACCAACTGTAGCAATGAAAATGTTAAAACAATTTGGTTTCAGTATTGAAAATGTTGTTAATAAAGAAATTGGTTTAACATTAAAACAATATCAATCACCAACAAGTTGGATTAAAACTTTACACACTGATTTCGTACCAACAAATAAATTAACTACTGCTGAGGTCACAAGTATTGCCGGCAATCAAGCATTAATGAGTTATTTAGAAAAAGTTGTTAATAAAATTAACTCTAACCCAGCTGTATTAAATTCAGGTTATACTGGTCCAAGTACTATACCTTCAAATAATTTTGCTGGAACTAGACTATCTCAATTTGGTATAAAACCATTGAGAGTTGCACCTGGAAGCGCCGTACCATCTGTTTCATCAGTTGTTGGATTACAATCCCAAGTATTAAATAGAAGACTTGCTGTAGGTCATTTCTATGGCGTACCTACACTAGGTGGTTTAATCTTCCAAAGAGGTGGTGGAAGTGTTTTAGATAATTTACCAATGCTTGTTGCCCCACATCTTAAAGAACTTTTTAAATCTTTTGAAACAACATTAAAAGCCAATGGTAAAGATTTAGATGCTAGTGATAAAGCTCATATTTACAGTTTACTTGAGAAATTAGGTAAAACAGAAGAACAATTAAAGAAAGCTGTTATCTATACTGAAAAGTACATTGAATTATTATCTGTTTACGGTGAATCTGATAAATCTAGTGTATTAAAATATGATCATATCCAACAATTTGTTGATAAACGTAATGCATTATTCGAGAAGGTAACTAACAGACAACTTACATCTCTTGATATTCAAAAAGCTGTAGCTGAAGCTGTTCAATCCGAACTTGCCAAAAAAACTACTCCTTAATTTAACAAACTATTATACAAATTCTTATATGATTTCATATCAAAATTTAAATATTTAAAACTATAATTTTAAAAAATATAAACATTGTTTTAAATATTTGTTCTAACTAATACTAATGGGATTAGGAATATTACTACTTGTTTCTATAGGCAAAGAAAATTTATACTTAAGTGGACAAGCTGAGATAACTTTCTTTAAATTAGTATATAAACAATATACAAATTTCAGTATAGAAACTATACCTCAATATTTTAAAACAGAACCAGATTTTTCAAGAAAAATAACTATAAATATATCTAAAAATGCAGATCTACTTGATAAATTATATTTAAATATATCATTACCTAGTATTTCTCCTAGTAGACATACATATTTGCCTGATGGTATTAAAAAGTTTAGATGGATCGAAAAAATAGGATTAGGTATTATAAAAAATATAGACCTCGAGATTGGAGGTGTGCTTATTGATAGAATAAACGGCGAATATATGAATTTTTGTTATGAACTAAATAATAAAATAGGTCAACAAAGAGGATATAATAATATGATAGGAAATATTGAAGAAGTCAAAAAATATACAAATGGTAAAAAATCTTATAATTTACAAGTACCACTAAATTTTTGGTTTTGTCAAGATTCTGGACTAGCTCTTCCTCTAATTGCTTTAACACACAATGATGTGAAAATTCATGTAGAGTTTTCTAGTTTTAATAAATGTTATATGGAATCGCCTTCACATTATATAAAAATAAATAATATGTTTTGTTTATTTCAAGAAGGTGAGATAATTCAACAAGAAATAAATGGAAATATAGCAATTGGTAAGTTTGTATATTTTGATATAGTTGAAAGAAGACTTTATTATGATAAGATTTCAAATGATTTTGAAATACCATTGGTTACTTCATCTAGATATAATATATTGGGAAGAGATTCCAAATTTGAAGTATCAATACAGGTAAATACATATGTAATAAAGGATGAATCATATTTTCTTTATAATTTTCCTTCATTAGAAACATCTTTCTTATTAGCAAATTATGTATATCTAGACAATAAAGAAAGATGGGAATTTATACATAAGGATTTAGAATATATGGTACCACTTGTAGATATAATACCTGAGAAAAAAGTATATAGTACAAATGTATCTTATAAAATTGATCTTATAAATAATCCAACGAAAATAATATATTGGAGAGGACAATTACTTTCAAATTACGAAGCAAATGATATTTTTAATTATACAACTTCGCCTATTGAAACATCAAATAGTGTTGATTCATCTCAACATGGAGTATTAATTAATAAAGTAGCAATTGTAATAAATTCAATTAATAGAGAACCTGACACAGATTACAAGTTTTATAGACAAATGCAAATATATAAAAATAATTTATCATCTGCACAAGATGGTATAATGTTATATTCATTTGCGTTATTTCCTTCTGAATATCAACCTTCTGGTACATTAAATTTTAATAAAATAGATGATGCTTATTTACAATTAACTTTAAATAAAATTGTAAATTATCAACAACCAATGTTGGTAAAAGCATATGGTGTACATTTAAATATTTTTAGAGTAATAAATGGATTAAGTTCTTTGGTTTTTATATAAATATATAACGGTTAAACCCAACTTAAGCTACTAATTCCTCCAATTATTCGTAATATTTGATATTCTTTAACAACCGTATGTAAAAATACATTTTCATTAACAACCATTTTGTTAAATATGACATTCAGTGTAGGATCTTTTAAAATATTAAAATTTAATTGTCCAGATGGTTGTAATGATGTTGGGTCTATTGCAAATGAATATCCAAATAATCCAGGTTCAAAAGATCTTTTAAATTTTTCATATGGAACAACGCTATTATAATAAGTATAGTTATGTTCTGATAATAATGATCTCCCATTCGCTTTAAAATCAATTTCTTTTATTGGTTTAATTTCTGTAGTTATATTTTTATTAGTATGTATCTTACTAAAATATGCTATTAACTTTGAAAACTTTGTTCTTATTCTATTATTTGTTATATCATTCGCATTAGTTCCAAAATAAGAATCATTGTAATTATCATAGTATGATAGTTTTACAAAATACAAGTACAGAATAAATTTTAATTCATAATTGACTAACATTTTATTATTTTGTATATATTTTAATATAGTTTCAGAATTTTCTGTTATTAAATATTCTATTGTATCTAATTGTAAAAAGTTATTTAGATAAGATGTTGGTATCTCTTGAGTAAATGTTCTATTATTTTGAATATATTTCTTATATAATTGATAAAGTTCAGTATATTCTTGATAGTATTGGTCCTTAACGTTTTCTATTTCAGATAGATAATTTTTACCAGTAGTCTTTGATTGACATATCCAAAAAATATCTTTAATCAACCCTTTTATATTTAAATTAATTGTTTTTATTTCTTCTTTAATTAAAATCGGATTATATACAACAAACCTTTCTATTAAATATTCGTGATTATATTCTGCAAACCGCTGTCTTTCAACTGAATCTAATAAAATAGTATCTGTTATCATTGAAAATTTAATATAATTAGGCAGTTTAATATCATAATTGGATATATTGTTTGAAATCATATTTTCTAATTTATTTAACTTTAATTTAACAGTTATATTAGTATTCTCTAAAGTAATCAATGGTAAATAATTAGATGAAGACTGATTAAACCAAAACATTGTAGGTAAATATAAATAAAATTTATTATCTTTAATTTTAGGATACATCATCATTTCTTTTTGATTATGCAAATATTTAGACATAATCTTGTATACATTTTTATCTAATACATCTATTTTTTGATTATTCATATAAAATTCAATGTAGTCAAATATGTGGTATGAGAATTCTTCTCTCCATTTTATATCTTCTTTTACTATCTGTTCATCAATAACAGTCTTATAATAGTTACTGTATTTTAATTCATCAGGAAACTTGTAACTAATTCTCGATAAAGATATTAAATCAAGATTGGAATTTACATTTTTGAAATCTGACATAAATAAATTAAAATTACTATTACTTGAAAGTATTATAATATTACTGGATGTATCAATTGTTTCAATCTGAATTTCAAAAGTATTGGCATTTATAACTTTTGTTAATAATCCATTAAAAAATGTATTAGATTGATATTCTATATCCGTACTATCTAGTACTATATTTACACTATAATTTATATTATGAAGATTATACTTAATATTACCAGTTAACACAAGTGGCTCAATTGTTGAAAAATAAATACTTCCATCTTTTTCACCAAATATTTTTATATCAATATATGTGTTATGTAAAATATCTTCATTTGAATTAGTTTCTACTTTCTTTATTCGATAGTCATTACAATCATTACAAAGAAATGAATCAACAGATAATAGATTAGTAAAATAATATATATAATTTCCACTTTCTTTAAATTTAGAATCTAAATACTGAATATCAATCTGTCTTGGGGGTCTGATAATATAATTATTAGATAGTTTCATTGTCATTATTTGATTATATTTATATGGTATTACGTTTGATGGTCCAGTATGAACTTGTTTAAAATTAAATGATGGTGTACTGCTAAAACTACCTAAACTCGTTAAATCTATAGTAATAATATTGTTATTCATATAAACATTTTGATTGTCTACCAAATAATAGGCACCACTTATATCAATGTAATATTTAAATGAACTTGTTAAACTAATAGTTAAATCATCAATCAATTGGAATGAAAGAAAATTATCACTATAGTCATACAAAGTAACATTTACAATATTAGTAATTTCTATATTATAATTAGATAAATCATATGCAGTGTATTTATCAGCTGTCTGGTATAAGAAATTTAAATCAGTTGTAAATGAGTTAACTACCCCAGTAATATCTGGGTTTCCGGTAGATACAAATTTAACTTGTGCATCTGACAAGAGTTTAACTAAATTTATTGATTCAATTAAAAAAGGTTTATCTACAAAACTTAAATCGGTAATTTGAACAGGACTATTTTTTTCTAATTTAAAGCTGTTATTTAGGACTTTAGGATTTGTTATTACATTTGATGTAAAGATGCGCACTGTATTTTCTTTTATAAACTCTATATTAGATATTGGTGTATTATCTATATTATAATTTATAGGCAATAGATTATTTACTTTATAATTAATATTAGTTAAATCATCTTCTAAAAATATATCATATACTGATAATGTTGTTTTATAAGTCTCTATTGTTCCTAAATTATAATAAACAAAGACAGAATAGTTAGTAAATTTATTAAGTAGGGTATTTCTTTGTATATAATATAATCCATCTGTATCTGTCATTATTTGATAATCATTATCATCAATTGTAATAAATATATCATTAGATATTGCTTTTAAGTTTGATTTATTTAAATTGTCTGTAATACTTATATATAATCTATCTTCTGTCGAGATTGTCTTAAGTGTTTGATTCTTAATACTTATCAATTGTTCAATCTTTATAAAATTATCATTTTTTAGTTCGACATTACTAATTAAATTAAATAAAGTACTTGTAGAATTAACCTTATAACTATTAATAATTATACTATTATCATCAAGCACGAAATTTAAATTACCGGATGATATATCATTAATTAGGTAGTTTTGATAAAAATATCCTTTTGATTCTATACTAGTTATGTTATAACTTTTATCTGCAGTTAAAGATATTTTATTAAAATCATCATAATTGTATTCAGAATTAAAAATTATTTTGTTAGAATTTTGTTTGTTAATATTTAATATTTCATCATTTAAAACATTATCACCTGTTAGTAAATCCAATGTATACCTTTGGTCTGGTTTAAATATTATATCATTTGATGATGTAATTTCATATTTAAATAATTTGTCACTGTCTATTTTATAATTAATTGTATTTTCATCATTGTATTTTATATTATTAAAATCATATGTTTTATAAATAATGACATCTTGATTAATATCTGATTTAATAATACTATTATGACTATACAAACCAAATGGTATCAAATTACCCAATGTGTCAACTTTATATCCATTATAATTTTCAACCGATGCCCAATTATCATCCTTTTTGTATGTTATATCTAATTTGTCATTAAATTCTGAATTAAAAAACTCTTTATATTCACTCTCTGTTTCTAATATTTTATCCCATTGTTTAGATAATAACAATTTTTCAAATGTTAATACACCATATGTGTAATTAAATGATTTACCATCCAAAATATATTTAATAAATTGTTCTTTCTCAGATGATATTTTTACTATCTTATCAAAGAGAATATGTGAATCTACGCCAAAACTAGAATTAATTTGGTTTTTATTTATAAAGTTATTAATATCATTGGTTACCATACTTGCAAATCTACTAATATATAACGAGGTTGTCTTATTTAAAATAAATTGATTATCTAAATATGCAATTCTTCTTATACTTGTATCATTAATTTGTTTAAAAATACTACTATTATTCACACTTCCATCTTCAAGCTCAACTTTCGTTACTAAACACTTTTTAAAAATAATATAATCACGTGTATTTACATCACCATTGTATCCATCTAAAAATCTATTAATATTTTCAATAGGTGTATTCCAAAAGTAATAATACTTTGAGTTATTTTTTATATAATCAAATATAATTTCTTCTACCTTTCTTATTTCAAGTAATTTATTATAATTTGTAAAGTTATCTTTACCTAGTAAATTAGCTACTTGTTGTAAATTAGAATTAACTAATGTTTCTTCAAGTAATAAAACTGAACCTGCAGTATCATTTGAAACTACAACAGTACCACTTGAATCAACATTAATATGTTTAGCAAAAACTTGATTCTTATACTTGTATTGTGAATTATTATAAAAAGTTATAGATGTCCAATCCTCTAATGATTTTGCCATATTAAAATATATTGTAGTATTTATACCTTCAAACATATCTACTAATTTATTAACACTAGAAATAGGTTCATATAATTCTTCTGTAATAGCTCCAGATCTTGGATATGATATATATAAATTACTATCAAAATTCTTTATTTCTTTTTCAACAGAAACTTCTAATTTCGCATCTTTATTAATACCTAAATTATTTATATTATTAGACAATATTGACAGATAATACTTTGTACTATCGGACTCTAAATCAATATTATCTTTAATATAGTTTTCTAAAACATATTTCTTTAAAATATTACTAGAACCAACCTTTATTGGTATAATTGCACGCTCATTACCAATATTCCAATTATCTGAAAGATAGTTTTCTAACTCTAAATCAGATGGTTTATTATTATTTAATTGATTATCCGTTTTCCATTCTGAATTATTTTTATTCAAGTACTGGAAATAACTCTTCTTAACAACATATATATTACTATTTTTTGTTGTCGGTATTTTATTGAATAACAAATATACCTTATTATTTTCCATAACAATACTTAATTTATCTTGAACTATATTATTTACTTTAATATTAGAATAAATATCATACTTGTCCATTAGTATTAAATATTTGGATGATATTTCTACTTTCCATTTATTATTAACAAGTGTTGGTTTAGATAATATTTTTATTGGAATAGGCATATAAGTATCAATAGATTCAGTAGAGTTTACGCCAAATGTGTCATTTACATGTAAAATAGGATTTTCAAATTCGATAACATTATTTTTTATTTTAATTGGTATTAATCTATGTAAATAAAATAGTGAATTATTATTTGAAATATTATTTAATGTTTTTAATTGACCATCTTCAAATATAAGTTTTGAGTAATGTATTATTGTTTCATCATATTTACGTTCTTCTATTAAAACTTGTTCATTTAGATTTATATCAAATGGCAATTTGTTAAAATATTTTCTTGATATAGTACTACCCGTTGATAATATATTAATTGGTATATAATTATCTATAAAGAAATTAGAATTATTACTAAAATCTCTATAAAATAGATTAAACAATATACCAGATGTAGTTAAAGTATTAGATTCTGATTTTATTTGTATATCAAAATATCCATTATATAATTTTATATCAAATGTACGTAACTGAACTTGTTCTGTGTTATTTTCCATATAATAGTAACAAAATAATTTTGAATAATTATTATTATTTTCTTCAGTTGTTTTATAATTATAACTCAATACTTTATCTGAAATATTTACAAAATTACTATTAATACTATATTCATCAGTGTGTGCATGATTAATTGGCAACAAAATGTCAACTTTGCCCGACAAATCTACATAATTATTTACATCTAATACACTATAGTTAGAACTTCCGTAATTTATTAAATTTTTAAAATTATACGTATTACTATTTAATATTATCTCGGAATGATAATCATATAGATTATGTTCTAATACTTTATCAAATAGGTTATCATTTATTTTAATTATCTTATCTTGGTTATCAAATACATGAATACTAAATTTTTGAGTCTTAGAGTTACCCAAGTTATCAGTAATAACTAATATAACATTATTATCACCTAAATAATAATTTGTTGGCGTGCCTGTTAAATTATAGTCAACATCTAGTGTTAACCATTTAGGTAGTGTTGATGCAGTTATATATATTTCTTTTCCCAAAGTATTATCTACGCCTATTCTTCCAGATACTTTGTACGAATATCTTTTATTATTTACTGATGTGGTTATTGGAGATGATGTAAATTCTATTAAATTATTAGATGATACATCAATAGTAAAACTCTGTGTTGTTTTTAGATTATTTGAATTTACCTCTAATATCACATCATAATTATTACTTGCATCTAATGTACCACTTAGATTATTACCAGTTAATGTTAAACCAGACGGTATAACAGAACCAATTAATGTAACATTATCATTATTATTATTATTAACAAGTATATCATAAGAATAATTTGTATTTTCAATAACTTGGGTTAATGGTGTTGATGTAAAATACGGCGCATACTTATAATCTACAAATATAGTAAATTTTTGCAAAGTAGTATTATTACTTGTATCTTCTGATTGTAATACTATTATATTATCACCAACACTTGAAAGAGTAGGTGTACCATAATATCGATTTGCCGATACATCTAATTGTAGCCAGCTAGGTTTCGATATTTCATATGTATTTAGTAATGTTGTATTTATTGACATATCATATCTATATTCATATCCTACATATCCAAATGTCAATGGTGTATTTGTAATTCTAATTGTAGTATCATCGCTTACTACGGTTATATCAAATTTCTGAAACATTGAATTAGAGTCATCGTCTGTAGCTACTATATTTACTGTATTATATCCAATATTACTTGAATCTGGTGTACCAACTAATGAATAATTACCTGCATTTTCATTTAATGTTAACCAAGATGGTAATTTTTCTGTTGTAATAGTACAATTACTAGGGTTTGTAACAATATTATAAGTATAAGCTATATCAACAATTCCTGTAGTATTTGCACCTGAAGTTATTTTTGGATGATTAATTAAATCAACTGCTTCACCTTTTATTATAAGATTATTCAAAGAATTATTAATATTATTATCATTAAATTTAGTATAATTAATATATAATGGGAAATAGTATTTACTATTACTAATAACATAAAATGAATCATTTATATTTAAATGATCAGATGGAACATTATCTGAATTATTAAAATTACTACTGTTATAAAAAACAATAAGTTTGTTTAAACTTGAACTTGAACTTGAACTATTAATATTAATTTCTTCATTGTATATTCCTGTAGAAGTTAAATAAACAGGATATTTATATTTATTAGTTAAAATATCGTAGTAATAATAAGAAGATGTTGAATTAAACAGAGTATCAGGTGATGTATTAATATCAATACCATCAAAATATATATTTGTTGATTTATAAAGAGTTATTCCATCGAATTTAACTTTATCAAAATTATAAACAGGATAATTATATTTTGATATTTCTGAAAACTCTTTTTTATTTAATTTAATATGTTTGTATATACCAGGTGATAAACTAGCTGTTAATCCTAAAACTTTACCATTATCAATTAAATGATTTGTTCCATTATAATGTATCATACCATAATCAAACGATACTCTACTTCCTGTTATATCTAAATGTTTTTGTACAAATGGTTGATAAGGCAAGTAAAATATAAAACTATCTTTATAACTATCTACTAAATTATTTAAAATAGGTGCATAACTATTATCATAATCGTTCCAAAAAACATGATGATTAATTACATATTTGATAATTAAAATAGCATTTTTTATTACACCACTATCATTATATCTTGTAACAACTCGTGTAAAACCACCAAAATCTGGGCCATAGTATTTCCATTTATTATTACTTTTTTGAATAAAAATATCATTACCTTTATTGTTAAATCCAAAGTTAATTGAATTATTGGAAAGTACTATATTTTCATTATCATAATATCCCATATTTTGACCGGTGTAAATAAAATCACCAATTTTAATTTCATCTCTATTTTTGCTAATAAACATATTATCTTCTTCAAAATTAAAATTTACAATTAAATTCTTTGTATTAAAATTACTAATATTAGCAATTGAAAAATAATTTTTATAAAATGTATTTAATTCACTTGCAGTATGATTACTTATTATATTAAAACTATATCCTTTGTATTTTAAATCATAATTATTAATTAAAAGTTTAATATCACCAATACTAATAATTTCACCAATATTAAAAGACCCAAATACAGTATAAATAATATATATATTTTTATTAATAAAAAAGGATCTTTCAACTATTTTTCCTTCAAATAGATTAAAATATAAAATTCCTGTATTTTCACTACTCGAAAATGTATGATTAACGATAATATAATTATTTTCTATTTTATCAATATTTAAAAAATAATTTTTCCCATTTATATTTACAATACAACTTGAAATTAGTTTAATATATTCTTTATATCCACCTTTAATATATATTTTATTTTCATATATTGTTATATCATCTATTAATTCATAATATCTTTCTTGTTCTGTTAATCTTGAACATTCAATAGGTTTAATATCTTTATAATAAACATCAGTATTTGTGTTATCAATATTCATAAACTGCAAATATCTATCATAGCTATTCACATTTGTTAATGATACACTATTATTTGGTACAATTGTTATATTATCTGGAGAATTTACTTTGAATATATTAGGAATACATCCAGAAAAATCTATATTAGATGCATCTTTAAAATTATTTTCTATGCCTGAAATTATATAAGGTTCATGTAAATAAACATAATTTTCTAGATTATATTTCATTTCTAATTTCTGTGTATAACTATCATCTACTAGAATTCGAGTTATTATATCAAATATATAAGGTGTATTCTCATATACAAAATTAACTTTGAAATTTAATTTTTTAAAGTCACCTTTATTTATATATGTGCCTGTACGCACCTTAAGTTCAAATATATTATAAGAAGTATCATGTGTTATTACATCTATATTATTATGTATTTCTTTAATATCTATATATGATACCTTAGTATTATCAAAATAATATTTAGTTAATGGTCCATTTACAACTGATGTACTACTTGATAAGTCAAACTGTAAATAAAAAGATGTATTAGATGTTAAATTGTTAGATGAGTCTAATTGTGTTTCGGCAATTTGTAGAATAGAATCTATTTCTGTATTTAAACTACTATCAGAAAATATACTATATTTTAATTCTGTTACAGATGTGGTTGTATCAATTATATTAACAGTTAATGGTCTAGTTATATTATTATCAAAGAATATATTAATATCATGTGTTGTATTACACTTTGTATCAATAAGATATTTATTATACCCTGATACATCATAATAAATTAAATCAGTATTTATTGTCTCAATACAATTTTTAAGAGGACTATAAGTTATACTTTGATTCACTTTTGTATTATAGCTATAAAAACTTTTGTTACCAATAAATCTATTAGGATTAATAAAATAAATTTTTTCAAATAATAATCCAGCATTTGATGATTCTCGACTAAAATCACTAAATTTATAAAATATATTATTATATGTGAAAAATAAATATTTTATTTCATTATATAGTGTATCATCGCCAATAAATATTTTGTTACTACTTATGTCAATGTTTATCCATTCTTGTTTAAAACTATTACCAATATCACCATTAAAAAACCACAAATTTTCGGGTACAATACTGTCACTCATATCACTTAATTTTTTTATAGTATCTTCATTAAAAATATATACTGATTCATCAAGTGTTTTATTAATTAAATGATAATATACTTTTTTATTCTGTAGAATTAATGGTTTATTACTTATAACTGTGTTTCCTAATGAATAAATAGTAGTATCAGTTATAAATGAATAATTTAATCCTTGAATTGTTTCAATATTTAATATACCATCTTTTAATGTACAATATGTTTCACTGTTATTATCAATTTGTTTATTATAAAATTTAATAGTTATTAATTTATCTAATATATATGCAGTTGTTGAAAAATTAATTGTATTTACAAGATTTTCTTTTAATATTATGTTATCAGTTGAATTATATGTATATCCAGATGATTTAATTGTACCTACAAAATATGTTGAGTTCTGAAAAGAAATGCTATAATATGATAATAGTGCTAGATAATTATTATCACCATATGTAGTACTAATAACTCTACATAATACATTGTCAATTAGTAAAAAATTATTCACAACTAAATTATTATTAGTATTATCAATTATATATAAATATATTTCATCATGTATTATTTCTAAATCTGCATATGTAAATGTACTATCTATCTCTGTTACATAACTTGATTTATACACTTTATTAAGATTATCTTCTATTTGGAATTCATCTTTAGAAATAAAAGTAGACAAATAACATGAATTCATATCATCTACAAACATATAATTTTTACTTGTATCATAATTAAAATTTAATGTATCTTTTATAATAATATTATTTTTAACTAGACCAGGTCCTAAATAATTAAAAAAATCTTTCAAATACGTATATTGTGATATATTATTATTATCAATATCTTTATGAACTGTTTTTCTTATTGGACGTAATTCTTTGTTGGTTTCTATTAAATCTGATTTGATTGTAATAGGGCTAGAATCATAATAACTCTTTTTATCTAATTCTGGATATAATAAAAAATCATCATCATATAGATATTTAAACTTGTACTCATTTATAGTTTTATCAGTATAAATATAATTTTTAAATTGTTGTTGAAAACCATAAAAATAATCAAAACTATTAGAAGTTGAATTATTACCAATATCTAACCATAACATATTATTTTCAACATATTTAATTTGTTTTTCTATTTCATTCTTATATTCAGTTAAAAATAATACCATATCATTATTTAATCTTATTTCATTTAAAAAAGGTTTATAATTTGTTATAAAAATTTCTCGCCCACTTCCTTTTGTTGCACTATAATTTAAATTTATATCTAATGATGCACCTGCCTTTGAGTTATAGAAATCAATTACATATTTACTAAACAAATTATAATTATAATAAATATTATTTTTAGGTTTATAAACACTAAATGTATATTTTGATATTTTATTATTTTCTTCTATATCTGATATAACTATATTTTCATTTTTATTATCTAATAATGACATTAAGTTAGATGAATTAAATTGTTCCAATAATTTTTGTATTGTTTTTCCAAAATCACCTTCATATATTTTATTTATAAAGTTCTCTTGAAAAAATGATTGTACAAAACTATTTGTAGATTCCATTTTATTAATAATATTTCTAATATCATAAGTATCTAATATTCGGTCTATTTCTGTATTTATTTTATTAATCAATTGTTCTTTTGAAATACTATCTGATAAGTTTGATTCAATAATATTATAATCAAATGATGACGATATAAGATTATCTTGATATCTAAGTAATTGATTCGAATTTAAAAGTTCATTTAAATGTAAATAATCACCATCTATTGTTATATAATTTACTTGATCTGCTTTTTCTAAATTAAATGGTAAATTATACAAAATTACATTACTGTCTTTAGTAGTATTATTATCAAAAAATATTAGCATAGGTGTTTGAATAAAATAATCCATTAAATCAGATACCTTATTTTCATTATTCTGTAAATAAAATGATGTATATGGTAATAAATTTGGCAAATAGGTGTTATTAAAAATCATAATTGTATAGTCACTACTTACTGATGTAGTAGAATAGTTTTTTGTATTCATCAACTTAAATTTTAAAACATTATTAGTAACAGTCGGTAAACCTAAACTTACTCTTTCTGTAGAATTTTTAATATAATAGGTACCAATATTATATTTAATATATTTGTAATAATTTTCATAATTAATTGAATTAGTTATTGGTATTTGTAAAAATATACTATCTGTTCCATCGCTATTTTGTGTACTTGTTATTGTACCTGATAAAGTCACTTCATCATATATATATCTAACTTTTTGAATTGATATTTTTTCTATTTTATCAAAATTTAGTTTTTCATTTATATAATAAAAATTATCTTTAATATTGGCAAAATATATATCATTTAAACTACTTGATTTTGAAAAAACTATCTTCTTTTTAGAAACGGTTGAATCTATTAAAGTAGTTTTTAAATAATAGTTGTATTTAGAATTTTTATTTAATATTATTTGTGTACCGTTAATAATATTATTTTTTATAACAGTATTATTTACTCGAATAAATAAATCAACAGTATCATCTATTTTATTATTCATATTAATTTTAAAAAATTTAGAATTATCATTAATAAGTGTATTGTATTCAGAGTTATTTTTTGATCTTAATTGATACTTAAATTTATTGGCACTCGTATCAAAATTAGTATTATTTGTTAATACTGGTATTATATCTACTGGTTCTACAAGAGGTATAAATTGTTTTAAGAAGGTCAAGTAATAAGTTTTATCTAATGTTATAGGGGTTTGAAATGTTATACGATAATCTGTATATAAAGTACATGAATTTAGATCAATATTATTTAATTCATTTGTTGTAACTTGATAAGTATTACTAACATTACTCGTAATAGTAACTTGATAATATCTGTTATTTGCAGAAATTAAATTATGATTTAAATTTATTGTACCTGAATAATCAAATTGTCCTGTAGAATTATTTATATTAGTAAATAAACTTGACTCAATACCAGTACCTGTTAGACCAAATATAGTTGGTTTAAATATAGGTATACTTTCTTCTAAATAATAGTTAGTTAGATTGGTAGTAACGTCAATACCCTCTATTTTATATTTATTAGTTGATAATTCAATTAATGTAATATTATATTTTGTGCTACCGTTTGTTATTTTATAAATTGAACTTGAATTTAATATAAAATAATTTTCTTGTGTTGAAATAATATTTATAACATAAAAATTTTCACCATTAATTGTTTCACTATTAATTGTATAATTAATTAATGATATTGAGTTTTCATATTTTTTCTTTTCATATATATTATTTGTATAATTTACACTAGTCTCACTACTAAATAGATCCTGTTCAATATAATCATCATTTGTTAATACACTAGAATATGTAATTGTTCCATCACTTGCTGCATTTGATAATATATCAAATTCTGTCACAATTGTATTCTGATCTGTTACTAAATTAAAATTAAAATTATTAGTATCTATATATTTATCATACGTGAATGTTCGATTGTCATTTTCAAAAGTTACTTCTGATTTATTAATAGTCGAAGCATTGTAATCAACAGCATATTTATTTATTGCCATATTAACGGTTACTATTATTTCAAAATTACTATTAATTTCTATATAATCTTCTAATGTAAATATAGGCATAGCATTTTCATATGATGTAATAACATTATAATATTTATTGTTAATTTTAAATTCAACTTTGAATCTATTATCAAAAAATTGATCTCTTGCATTTTGAGTTTCATTTAAGCTTATTCTATTTCCATCTTGAGTAATCATTGTACTATCTATATCATATTTATATTGACATTCAATTGTACTAGTTGAACTATTAGAATATGTATTATTTGTTACTTGTGTTAATTTTGTAATTGTCTGATATGTGGAAGATGCATTTGAATCATTTGTTATTACACCTTTGTATGAATAATTATAAAATAGTCTATATAAATCATTCTTAATTTCTTGTAAACTAATCACATTATTTGGTATATATGTATAAAACATATTAATTAACCCATCATGTTCTCTCATATTATCAAAATTAGGGTAATACTTATTATCTTGTACTCTTTTATATCTTAAAAAAATACTATTTGCTATTTTATTTCTCCACCAATAAATAAATTGTATATTTTGTCTCGAAATTGTATTAAAATTTTTAAATATATTAAATTCATTAATTTGATAAGTTAAAACATAAACTATGTAATTATATAATATTGTTAAATCAAACTTTTTGCCATAAGAATTGTAAATAGTTGTCAAATTTAGTGTTTTATAACTATTAAAATTCGTATTTAATGATTCAAAAAAAGTTGGTTCATTGTCATTAGTAAAAAAATCTAAAAAATTAATTGTATTATATGTAGAAAATCTTTCATACCTTAATATAAAAGTATATAATATACTAAAAATATAATCAACTTGAAACTCATTGCTGTTATTTTGTATATTTAAAGTGTTCCATAAATTATCAATGTCTTTTTCTAATAAATTAGTTTGAACTAAAAACCTACTTACAATATGACTTGAAAACTTATTAATATTATTATTATCAAAATAATCATTAAAAAAATCAGAAATATATGCATCCCAAATACCATTTTCATATGAAGTTAATGTTGACTCAAGTACTTTATTTTCAGTTTGATCGGAAACTTTAAACATTTTAAAAAATGTAAAAAAACTAGATTGTGTATCATCATATAATTTACTTAAAATAAACAAAATAAATCTACAATTATATAAAATAGTATTTAATAAATAAGTATTAATATCTTTCTCATTTTTATTAAATAAATTAGTCGATATTATATTATTTGTAACAATATCAATATCTAAATTTTCATTTGTAAAATTTGTTTCTGTTAGATAATCAAACTTATTTTTAATTTCAAAGTATTTTTTGACTTCATTGATTTTTCTTGAATTATTAATAGTAAAATTTATTTGATAAAATAAATGATATTCATTTAAATTAAATAGTAGATGATAGTTCATAAATAGTCTATATTCTACTCGATGGTTAAACCATTCTGTAAATTTACTATAATCTAACAATAAAATAAAATAATCTTTATTTACATCGTCTATTATCTTATTAATAAATGAATTAAACCAGAATGAATCAATTGTTTTCATATATGGAATAGATGGATGGTTGACATCTTTATTAAAAGTAATATCTTTAAATTTTGAATCATTGTTAAAATATTTAGAATATTCTTGTGATGTAATTGAAATAACTTCATTTGTATTTAAATTATTTTCAGTTAAGTTATGAGGATAATACATCATGTTTTCAGGAATGATATAAAAAATATTTTCACTAGATAGATATACAAAAGATTTCATATTTAAATATTTATAATAAAGTTTATCTGATACTTCTTTATTAAATTCATTTCTTTCAGTCTTAATCTTTTTTAATATTTCAAAATAAGGTATTTCTAAATAAAAAAACATATCTTTTAATAAATCACCATCGCGTTTAATATTTAGTTCAAATTCAGAATCAAACTTTTTATCACCATAATTTGTATGATAATTATCAACACTAAAATTAGTATATTTCATATATACTTTTTTAAAATGAGATATTTCTGGATTTCCTATTAGTAAACTATCTTCTTTTCCTACTGTTGCTAATTGGAGTAAACCTCCTTTCATTTATTATCTAATTTTAGAAATTATTCTTTAGAATAAAAATTTAATTAATATATTAAATGTAGTTGCATTAAATTGATAGCTTTCTTCATTTTTCAAAGAAAAATTGAAAGAGTAGAACTTCGAATAATCTAATTAAAATATATAATCTACTGTATTGTAATGTATTATTTAAATATAATTAGTTTAAAGAATTGTCCATATTCAGAAGCAGCAAATTCTTTAGTAAAAAACAATAATATAAAATCAAAAGTTACTATTATTAATAGTGATGAAAAAGAAAAATATAAAACAGATATTATTAACACATTTCCTCAAGTTTATTTAAAAAAAGAAAATAGTTCTGGTTCTGTATTATTAGGTGGTTATGATACTTTGAAGTCATATTATGATTTAGTACAACAAGGTAAAAATAAAAAAGAAACACTTGATAGTATTAAAATTAAAATAAGAGATTCAAATAGTGATATTACTGATAAATCTATTTTGAGACTTGTTGAATTAATGATTTAATTTAATTTTCCCTTCTTTATATTCACCAACTTTTTCATTCTTATTATTAAAAACTGTTCCGTTAATTTTATCTTCATAAAAATAATCAATACCATTTAATGACATGCAACTTAATAATTCTTCAGATGTATCTGAAATTTCATCAGATACTATATCTACATGTTTAATTTTAGATTTCTTTGAATACTTTTCAATTAACATTAATTCATCTATACCTTCTCCTTTTGCTATTTCAGATATTAATTTTGAATTAGATTCTAGCATCAATTTTTGATGTTCTTTTTTAGCTTTATCTAATTCCATTTTGATTTCTTTGGTATATTCATCTACCATTTCTATAATTTTTTTTAATTTCTTTAGTTTTTTCATTATTATATTGTAATCTTT